GTTTTGTCGTTGGTATTCATAATCTCTCTCCACATGTTCATTCGCATCACCCCAATCTTCTTGAGATAAGGGTGATACTTCTTGTTTAATAATTTTTTTAGGAAGACTTTCTACCACACCTAAAGCTTTATCAATTTCATCACTCATCGTCACAATACCTCTTGCATATACTAGGAGCTTGTTCTGGTCTATTTATTAGTGTATCAAACCAAGTTTGCCATTCTTCCCCTTCGACAATATCCTCAATCCTTTCTACATTACTAACTTTCATACTGTCCTTATAGAATCTAGATATCTCTTTTTCTTCTTCTTCAGAACGAGTTCTTTGTAAACCACAGCATGGTAGCAGATGACCTGTCGCACAAAAAAACACATCCTGGCCATTTTTTCTAAGACAACGGGGATTTAGTGTCATTGTTTATTATCGTTGATGATACTGTTTCCCACATACTCATCATCTGGTTTAAATAAAAGTCTGTCCCACATCTCATCTTTCCACTCACCATATCTATAAGACTCATCATATCTACTTGACTTTACTAATTTAAATTTTATTCCATTATGTTCTGCCAAAGATTTTGCCTCGTCAATATTATTTTGATTGTATTTAAAAACGATATATTTCCACACAGGAGTTAATCCATAGTTTAATGCAAGTTTCATCATATCAAACAAATGTTCACCGTCTTGGTTTATCCTATACTTATGACTGTCCTTGGGAAGTCCATCAATTCCAAAAATCCACTTTGCATTTACGTTAGCCTTAAATGCTTCTGTGTACCTAGTTGAAGATTTATGTGATGCAGCAGTGTGCAATACAGTTCTTTTATTTTTTTCATAAGTTAGTTTGAGAAAGTCTATTAAATTTGTAGCAAAAATAGGATCAGAAATGTTTCCTATAAGATGTATGCTATCATAATATTCCACAACCTTTTCAAAGTCAGATACCGACATATCACCACCTAAAAATGGTAAATTATTTGTCAGTAAATATTTTCTTTCACATTTAGGGCATTCTAGGTTGCATCTAATAGATGTTTCTAGATTGATGGCTTTACGTTCATCAAACACACTACTCGTCCACTCCTTGGAAGAATGAAGATGTTTCATTAAATCCAAAATCATCATCAGCATCAGCTGAAGTAGGATTAGGTGTAACAACAAGTCTTTGCTCTCTCTTAGGAGCATTGTCTTTGAGGTCTGTAAACTGATCAACCTGTACAGTTTTAATAATGGACTGTGAAGTAACAGGACCATACAGATAGAATTTTGCAGTGAAACTCAATGTATAAATTAAGGATCGTCTTGCTGTAAAGTCTCCTTCATAATCATCTTCATAGGAAATACTATTCAAGACGATAGGAACATCTCGTTTAATTCCCATATCAGCCATGTCATTAATTGTTAAAGTATAGTCTGGTTGGAAGTATGGTAAAATTTGTTCAACAATCTGTAATGCATCGTCAGAATTTTTTGCGAGGACATACAATTCAAACCCAACATTATAGGGTACTGGCATAAATTGTGTTTCAAGAGATTTGCCTTGAGTACCAGATTTTGTCTTTTTAAATTGTTGAATACGATTTAGTTTTCTTGATGGATCGTATGTAAGACCATTTATTTCAAAACCAATTCGTGGCAATGTAACCGCAACCTGTTTTGTCAAGTCTGGGTCTTCAGCAAGACGAACCAAAAATTTCTGCTTCGGCCCATAAGCCAAAGGAACTTTCATTGACTGAACTATTTTACCATCGCTGTCTTTACGAACCAACGATATATTATTGAACATTGTACCAAATGCAACAACCACTTTTCTGATTGTCTCATGGTAATATTGTGTGCCTAACATTAACCTAAACTCCCTGCATCACCAAATGGATTATTCTCACTAAAATCAAGGATCGTATCGTCTAACCTATCGAACAACTCATTCTGCGCTGATGGATCAGCGTCAGTAGATAATCTACTACCTTCTCCTATTATATAGTCTTCTTGTAACAACCACTCACCAGTTTCAAGTAACAAGCTCTCACCGACTGAAGTTGAATCATCTTCACCAATGATGTTGTCATTGTCTGTCTCATCCTTCAGCAGACCCCTTGTTGTGGCCGTATCGTGTATACGAACAGATTCATTAACGGCAGAGGACTGTTCCAATGTAACTTGATACACTAACGTATCTACAGACAACGCATCTTCAATTGCATCAACAGATGAAATACCAGTATCCAAACGTTCCGAACTGTAATCGAATGTACGACATTGTAATTTATAAACTGGATTATTGTCTAATTGATAATAAGGTTCCTCATGGACAACAAAATTAACCTCAAACAATTTTCCCAGAATAGGATGAAAAACTAAATCTCCCTCTAGTGGACGGTCTGCGCCTGTAGCATCTGTCTCTGATAACAAGTAAAAATCAGACCCCTCAAAAGTAACTGCATCACCTGACATGTCAATAGTATCAGATTCCAATAAAATAGAACCACCCGAATCTGTATCTGTTGCGTCCTCAATAGTAAATTGTTTTGTTAATTCTTGGAATCTATGTTTTGCAACTACAAACGTGATTTCACTCAAGTCTTGAAGCCCGAACTTTGTCATAAGTTCTTTTTCACCAGCATATCCACCACTAGAGTTTTCAACATACATTTCTATTTTTGCAGAGTTTCTAAATTTAGAAAGAGTATCTTCACCAAAAGTGGTATCTTCTGCAACAAGTGTTCTGTCAAGATAATGAACATCGTGCCCATAAATTTGAATTACTTCAGCAACCAAATTTTTGTATAGGTTTTGTTCAGTCGCAAGAGCAGCAACATTATTTGTGTGGAATGCTGAATTAACGGCCATTAAATTATCCTATCATGTAGTTAATTGGTAATTCAAAATGCAATTGAATCTGTTCTTCTAACTTTTCTATTTCTTGTTGTGCTTGCTCATAAATATCGGCTCCATTCATAGTAATTCCACCAAGCATTTCTACTCCACTGAACTTAGATAAATTTGCGCCCCATTGTCTTTTGATAAGAGCAGATGTGTATCTTTTCAAATACATGTCATTAAAAATATCTGTAAATTGTGTTGGGTCAAGTTTTCTGTAACACTCTATGATAATAAATTCATCTACTTTAATATCATTATTCCAATCCATATCTAGATAGAGTCTCTGTTGGTGTTGACTAAAACGAATTGGAACCTCACCAACTAAAACATGTTCTAAAAAGTCAAGATGTTGAAGCGTCATCTGATATTCCATAATAGAAGTGGATGAAAAATCATACAAGTCATTCAACCTCAGCTGATACCTTAGATCAAACATATTTGCCGTAGAACTATCTGTAAAAGGGAAAACTTGTACAACTGAAATAACTGCATCGGGTGTAGGTATATATCCCGCTCCATCAAGCCAATTTGCTGTTACTGAACCGTCAACGGTATCAGTTGCAGTCGTTGTATTATTAGTTGCAGCTCTATTAATATCTGCCTGTGTGATCTGGTGTTTTAGATAGACACGCTCAATTCCATCGTAATGATACTCAGCAAAAAACTGAAGTGCCTCATCAATACGGTCATCAACCTGATCATCAGACACGTTAATGTCGATCACACCAAAACCTAGTGACCTGAGACAGTATGATTTAAGTGTAGCTTTTGTTGCTGGAATTGCCATTACATCACTCCTTATACACTCTATTTATAAGTATTTAGATGCGATACAGTTGGGTCCATACTGACCATCTTCAAACCAATCTGATTGTTGTACAAATCCAACACTTTTATATGCCGGTAACGCACTTTCTCTGGGAACTGTCCACATCCAATCACCATCTTTGCGTTTTGCATACTCTAAACACCAAGTTAGTATAACTGAAGAATATTTCTGCCCCCTAAAATTTGGATGAACCCACATCCCTCTTGATCTCCAATAGTTAAATATTCCCTTGGAATTACTATAGTAACAACTGTTTACGGCAACTAATTCGTTATCAGACCTAATACCAACAAATGTAGGTTCCGCATCCTTTGCCATCTGTTTATCTTTACCAAGTTCTTTTTGCATCCAGAA